GCCGCGAAACACCTGCGGCACATTGACTGGGCTGAGAAAAAATTGTGCTATGAGTTGTTGTGCAATCATGTCGCGATCGCCGATACGATCATACACAATGAACGGTCCAGCATTGCTGTTGCCACCAGCGCCTTGTTGAAAGAACAAAATTGGTCTGTTGAGATCTGCGGGAATAGGCACTGCTCCAGTGCTGTCCACAGTGCCAGTCACAGAGTATGGATCTGTTCTCAGACCCGGCAGTTCAATGTTACGCATTGACAGCTCGGCCAAAAAGATACATTGTTTAATTTCGGCGTCGTTGCTGCTACCTGTGAAGTCTTTTATGTAACTGACTAATGCTGTGGCATTAGGGATCATTGTGCTCATTGTAATTTTCCTACGAAATTGGCTCCGGCAAAGAAGCGTTCTGCTCCAACCTTGGTGGGATATGGCACATCGATTGGTATGGGCAACTTGCCTCCCGGATAGCAGACAAAAGCTGAATATTCTTTTTCTACTACTTTGTAGAATTGTGCTTTCAGTGTCTTGTCGCGTTTGATAGTTTGCCAACTCATGCCACCAAAATAGTCATTACCAATTTGAATAGCAATAGTGTCTGGCAGTTCCATCCATTTATAACCTATTTTACCATCGGGCATTATGGGTGCCAATGGATCTACATAACCTGCTTCTGCTCTGGCGCGATAATCTGCGCAGATTTCAGCAATATATTCCACATTCAACTGTTCGCGTTTGACATAGAACTTGCCGTCTTCGCGGCCTGTGGTAACTCGAACATTTCGACTCTTGTTAAACTCTGTTCTGCTCCAATCGCCTTTCATGGCATTGTATAGCTTGTCATTACTTAACAATCTATCGGCTATGCCGTTGTCAGCTGTGACTAAACCGCCATGGTCTTGTCTATGAGCTCGTTCATCGTGCTCTGGGTCGGGTCCTTGCAATAGTGATGCGTCTTGATAGTTGGAAAATTCATTCATATAGTATTTAGTATCAGTAATATTCCCTCCATGGACTCAGCCGGCCATAAAAAAAGAGCACCGAAGTGCCCTTTTTTATTTTCTATTCCCTGGGGATTAGAATGATGCGCCACCAAAGTTGTCCAAACGAACCACATTGGTAGAAGAGCGTAGCGAACCAGTAATGGTTGTAGCACCACTGCCAGTAAAGCCACTGTAAGCACCGCTAGCACTGATATCGTGTAGAACACCAACACCAGCTGGGTTGCGAACAATCAATGTTCCTTCCATGATGAACTGATCTAGCGATGCGTCTGCATTGCTGAACACTTCATTGTTAGGTCCTAGGTCACGCAAGCTACCCCACTGAATCACTTCTTCGTTCAAGAAGTAGATCTGGTTACCAGCACCAACACTGTCCATGATCCAAGAATCAAAGATTTCGTAAGTGTAGTTGAAGTCGCCTTCGTAAGTAGCGATTGTGTCGCCACGCTCCGAATTAACACGGTTAATGCTACGGCTGGTAGGCATTGTGTCGCTCAGGTGTGTGCGCAAGCTGGTTGGGCAAACGATTGTGCGAATCTTGGCGTTGAAACGCTGTTCAGCAGTTGTAACCAATTGCTTGTATAAACTTGGGCTGAACTGTTGCAGTGCGCCGGTGTATACATAATAGTTAGAACCTAGGCCTTGACCGTTGTCGGTTAAAGTGCCGCTGACTGGTGATCCGCCAACGATCCATACATTGGCTGCTGTGACAACCGAATCATTGCTCTCATTGTTGTAATAAGTTTCATAGGTGGTGGCAGTCAATGGGTTAAAGCTGTGTGTGCCTGCGAATGAGTTTAGTGAACCCATACGACGACCAGTAGCTACTGCAGGACCAACACCGTTGCTATTAGCAACTCGCACATTGGCGCTGGTGTTGCCGGGCACTGTCACATTGGCTGTGAACACAGGAGCAGGAATACTGACACCCAGTGCAAGACCGCTTTGACCAGAGAACTTGGTTCCGATTTGATCGTTACGAACAATCTGTGCTTCCACATCAAACATCAATTCGATCAATTGCTTGACTTCTTGATATGCTTGTGGATCTCCACCTGACTGCTCAACAGCGCGAGCAGTGCCAGTAGCACCAACGACTGTGGAGAAGATCTGAGTGTAGTTGCCCAAGTTGGCACGACTTTGTGCTTCTACTAGGCTGGAGCTGACTGCTGCACCTTCCAATTGTGCTTGGATTTCTGGTAGACGATATGTATCGTTGGTCCACAATGGTAGTGTAGAAACTACTTTGCGTTTCTTGGCCATACACATGTTCAAAACAGGTGTATCGTCTTTAACGCGGTTAGAGACATCTAAGTCTAGATCTTTAACAACGATATCGGTTTGGTAAGCGCCTGTTCCATTGCCAATCGCTGTGGTTGAATTATAAGCCATTTTATTTTTCCTTTATATTAATAGCATTTTTTTATCTTCCGCCTCTTTGTGACCTTAATGCATTCATCTTGGCTACTAAGAGGTTGTCTTGGGCGACTCTGTCACCCGATTTGGCTTTTTGTTCTAGATCCGAGAGTTGATTTCCGGCTCGACTGGTTATGGTGGTTCCACCGCGCTTCTGAGAGGTCAAAGCTGCAATGCTGTTGCCAGCTTGCTTGGCCTTGGGTCTGTCGCGAAATTTAAGACCATCACGCAGCAACGACAATATATGTTCGTCGCTGGCAATTAAATCTATGTTTGCCACGCCAGGCACCAACTGCCTACTTGCACCTGCCCAATCCTTGCTTACTTTGTCGCGTATTTCTTTATACACATATTCGTTACGCAGTTCTTTGTCTTTGAAATTCTTGCGACTGTTGTCGAGAACTTCAGCAACCTGCTGTTGACGAATACTGTAGAATTGATCCATTTTGGGCTTCAACTGATTCACAGTTTGGGCCTGCTGTTCCAGATACTTTTCATTCTGCGCCATGTTGGCTTGTATCCTGGCCCGTTGTGCGGGATCCTGGACCTGAGTCAACTGTTGCTGGAATGTATTTTGGTATCCTTGCACTCGCAAGATCTCATCATACGCACTCTGTATTCGAGGAGCTACAGTAAATTCCATTGCCAGTATCAGACCTTCTGTTTCACTGCGTTTGCTGTCTTTGTATTCATCAAACTCAGATCTGTCAATCTTCAACTGTCTCGCATCTTCACTAATTGCTGCACCTTGACCTAGTATTGCTGCGGCTTTTTTAGCGTCAATTTCGATGTCTTTGCCATTGCGTTTAAATTTAAACTTGGCGTTTGGATGTTCTTCTGCGAACTCCAAGAAATCGATAATCTCTGCTTCAGCGGAATTCGAATCGCTTACCTCTTCAGGGGCGGAATCTTCATCTGTGCTTTCACTATACTCTGCATCGGGCTCTACAACTTCGGGCTCTACTAAATCGGTATTGCTGTCACTGCTGACTTCAACGCCTTCGGGCACCACAGGGCGATCTTGGGTTGCCACCCGCGAACTACCTGCACCAGTTTGTTCGGTAGCTTCGGGACGGTTACGCATTGCGGCCATCTTTTGAGCTATTGCATCCAATCCAATACTGGCTTCTTTGACAGGGACCGTGTCCACAGGGACATTAGGTGTATCACGAACTATATTTTCCATACTTTTCCTAGGTTACAGGTTGGGGTCCAGCTCTTTTTGTTGCTGACTTACCACCTTATTTTTATAATACACTGCTCTTTGCAGTGTAGCAATAAAACTATCTATTCCAGCTAGATGATTGCTGAGTGCAATCCTCTTGGCATTGTCTTCATGGGTGTGTCCACCGACACCACCTATTGCTTCAGCTACTTCAAATTTGAAGTGATGTATGAACTGCACAAAGTCTCTGTTGGCCAGCATGTTTTCTGCTTGGCTTCCATACACTTTGACTCGGTCCAACTGCGCTGGAGTCATCTTCTTTACATTATTTAAATCCACCTTAACTCTAGTGTTATAGGCTTCTACTAGATCTTCATCGATCATTTCAATTCCATCCTAACTTTATTTAGTAAGTTCTAGCCTTGCCCTCTTCTAACAAGCTGATGGCTTCCAATTGTTTCTCTGCGGTATTGCCTTCGATGCTGTCCAGGATCTCTTTGGTCTTGGCACGGCTCAATTCTGTGTCGGCCATCTTCTTCTGATCATCTGGGCTAGGTTGTTTATTGGCCATGGCAGCTTGGCTCTGTTTGATCATTTCCATGACTTCTTCTTCGGTAGGCAAGTAAACATCTGCGTCTTTGACACCCAGCACATACAGCATGTCTTCGTAGGGCTTGCGCAGTTTCTTGAATGCAGGCACAGTCAATGCACCACTGGAGACACCTGCAGTGACTTCAGCAGCCAAACCTGTTTGTGCTTGCTTGATAACTTGTAAGCGTTGTAAACTGTTTTCTTCCGATTTCATGCCAAGTGCCAATTCGATATGTATGGTCTTGCGATCATTGAAGTCCATGTCGTCGAACTTTTCAAAGTCCAAGAATATGGGCTTGCCATCTGGATGAAACTCTTGAGCCAATTTCTTAACGCCGTAGTCATCACCAAACGCTATCAAGGTGCGCCATACCAAGTAAATGGCATCCTTGAGGCCACTGGCACAATTCTTAACTGTGTTGTCTTGTATGATTTGATTTGGGCCCAGCGCCATTTGCAGTTTGATACCGCTGTTGCCTGGATCCATGATCTGTGGATTGAATGTGTCGCCTGGAGTCACCATGCCCACCATGCTCATGGCATCCTGTTGGATACGGTTGATGGCTTGATCAATGAAACGAATGTCGCCTGTGGGTCCTGGTATTTGGTAGATGTCTTTGGCTGGATCAAACTTTGAGTCCAAAACAAAGATAGCTGCTTCGCCGTCTTGCAACATTTCGAAGTCCAGCTTGTCGGGCTTGACACCTATTCTACTGGTGGCCTGTTGTAGGCCTAGGTGTATCTCTGCTCTGTGTCCAGCAGTCATGTATTCTTGTGCAGGGATCACACTTTCTGCAATGCTCATGCCGTAGAAGTTCTGTGCTAATGGTTTTGGAACCATGTTGGCCACAGGAATAAACTCTACTTCTCTAGCACTGATCACATATTGACCACTGTAGATTAATTCTATTAGTTCTAGTTCGCCGTCATTGTCTATGTCATAGCGATTCCAAACAGTCAACACTGTGACTTGTCGTGCTTCTGGTTCTTGTGCGCTGTAACCTTGTGCCGGTAGGCCATTGATTGGCACACTGTCTCTGGCGTGTATGGCCAAGTTGTTCAACAAACTACCAGCTTGGTAACTGCCCACATTGCTGTATTCAGCGTAGACTTTGAATTGGTCCACATCGATATCCGGATACAGTTCAGTGGCTTCCTGAATACTCATGGGCTTGTAGTAGCCGCAGAATGGTTGTTCTTCGATGGAGATTACTGTGGGATCACACATCCAATAGTGTTGTGCAATTGGACGGAACTTGATATTGATGTTGTAGCCTGTAAGTTTATACTTGGCTTCATACACTGTGTTGCGACGAATGGCCTCATTTAACACTTGGTCGCCGTCTTCTGACTCCAAAGGCATGTCAGTGGGCATGGGTGTGTCGATGTCTTCACTGGCATTGCCTGCAATGTCGATCTGCGTTTGCAGCAATTCATCCTGACGATCTGCGGCCACTGAGGCCAAACTGCCCTGTGCTTCATTGATCACTGCGGCCATGTCTACACTTATCTTACGACGACTTTGACGCAGTGTGGTCAGTCCACCTTCTGCAGCCTGTGCTTCGAATGCAGCCAATTGGTCCATGGTGCCCTGTGTGGTCACATAGCGAACAAAACTTTCACGCCATGGACTCACCATCATCTCGCCATTCTTGTGCAAGCAGGCATCCATGACCCAGTGTTGTAGTATGCTGTGAGGATCGTTGTTTTGATTGATCAGCTTGTGAACCATGTTGGTGGCTTGACGAGCTGCTGTGGCATCTGCTTCATTGTCTGCTACGAATTCGAAATTGATCTCGCCGTTCTGTGCAATGCCTTTGGTGATAACTGCTGTGGCATAGTCTACCACTGGTTTTACCACAGGGTGAATGTAGTCGATACCGTTGACTGGCGCAGTGCTGTTGTTGACTGGCAACAGCAGATATTGATAATCGCTGTTACGGTTGATGTTGTTTTTGGTGGCCAAGAGTCTTAGATTGGCTGAGGCTTTTTGGTCCAACAGACTTTTCATCTTTACGAATCTGGCCATCATGCCGGAGTGGCCGTTTAAATTACTGATGACTACATTTTTAATATCGAACACAATTAGGTTCCTTTGTTCTTTTTGGCTGTTTTGGCTGCTTGCCGCCAGGCCTGCGCTGTAGGAGCACCCTTGGTGCCAGGCTTGCGCATACGCTCTCCGGATCCGGCAGCTATGCGTTTTCTTTTGGCTTGAGTGTTGGCATATAAACCTGGTTTGGCCATATCAGCAACCCCAACGCTTTCTAGCAGCCTTACCGCGCTCACCAGTCCAACTCGCACTGCGAGCACAAAAGCTGTCGTGCCTTGCACCCTTTTTTTGCGGAGCTTTTAGATTGCTGCCGGTGGCTTTGTTATACTTGGCTCGTCCCTTGGCAGTGAGGCCAGCACCTTTGGCTACACTGAGTTTTTCACCACGACCTACACTGAGATTGACTTTTTTATTTGGCATTGAAAATTCTGTATATAGAGTATTTAGTGTCACATTACACCGCCAGTTTCTGCGCTCCAAGCCTTCTTCCATATGGGCTTGTCGTCGTTGCGTTGAGCTGCTGCAATCTGCATTTGATGTTTGGCATCACGGAAGCGATGGCGTGGACTGCGGCTGTCCCATGGTTCAGCCCAATCATTCAAGCAGCCCAACAAGGCATAGCGAGCACTGTCAATACAGTCATCGGGATCACTGAAGCGACCCTTTTCATCTGCGTAGTAATTCTGTGCTTCGCGTATGAACTCAGTGCAATTTTCATTGATGTGCAGTGTGCCTAATTCCAGCATCTGCCTCATGATGTTGACGCCATATGATTTGTGGTTAGTCCTGCGTCCCTGTTCATCTGGAGGATTCATCACGGGATCGGGATAAACATTTAATTCGTATTCTTCAAACAGTTGGCGTATGCTCATTGAGTTCATGGTATAACGACCCGGTGTGCCTGCATCGGGAGGTAGTATGATAGGAGTGCCAAACACTTCGGGCCGCATGAGATGATTGATATAATTCATGGGATTGGCTTCTTCTGTGCCTTTGACCACTATCTGTGTATGTAGCCAAGCTTCACGACTTTCTGGATCCCAATACATCAAACTGATTACTGTTTTATCATTGACCAAGCCCAAGTCCAGGGCTATCAATCTCAGTAGGCCTGTGGTGCGGGCAAAGTCGTAGTCGCCAGTCTTGTATGTGGGCCAATTGCGTATTTGGAACACTGCACCCTTGCCCATGACTGGCACACCATTGCGGCGTGCATCGCGTTCGTGTGGCAAGTAGTCTCTCTCCAACTGACGACGAGTGGTGTGCAGCAAGAATGGTTCGCCCCATGGATCATACTCCGGCACATCGTCCCAGCTGACTCTGATGTGTTCGTAGCCTTCTTCCCAATTCCAAAACTTACTTACTAGGCCGTTGAGACCTTTTAATGGTGTAAAACTACACAAGACCTGACCTTGTGTGGTGGCAGTTCTAGTCACAATCTCACTGAAGAAATCATCGGGTGGCTGTTCATCAAACACTGCTAGGTTAAGTTTGAAACCCTGCATCTGTCTAACTTCCTGTGTGTAGTTGGCAAACAGTAGATAGCTGTTGGTGCCACTAGTGTGTCGTATCTCCACACCCAAACAGTTGGCTCCATCGTTGCGCATGGTGTCCATTTGTATGCAGTCTCTGGGTATGATGCCTGTGCCCAATGCATGGGTGAGTTTGACATCGTTGGTGCCCAGC